CGGGAACCGGACCCGCGAACAGATGGTAGCTGTCGATCAGGATTTAATGAAGGAGCAACATCCTTCAATGCCGATATCTAATAGTCGGCAAAGTCGTGTATCGTTCGGAGGCTCACGCAGAGACTCCGACTAACTTAGAGGATTGCTATTATGGCAAATTCAAATGGAGCATTCGGGCTACGTCCGTATGGCATTCTAGGGTCCGCTGCTAACACCACTGGTACAACCGAGTATCGGATAGCTTCGGACAATAGTAACCCGATCTTTCAAGGCATGGCGGTTATCCCGCTTGCTGGAGGGGTCATTGACGATCTGCAAGCTGCGGCTGGCGGTAACGTCTCAATCGCTGGCGTCTTTAATGGATGTGAGTATGTTTCTTCGACCACTGGTGAAAAGATTTTTTCTAACTATTGGCCCGGATCAGGAGCAGATTCAAACTTCCCTGTAAAGGCGTTCTTGTACGATAACCCAGCACAACTGTTTACCATTGCAACGTCTAACGTTGTGTCGGCGGCAAACACTGAGGCTGAAGTTCGTGCGGCGGTCTTTGCAAACATTGCGTTTGCGACAGGCAACAGCGGTTCAACCACCACTGGTATTTCTTCAGCAACCGCTGATTTAAATACCATCGCCACCACCAACACATTGGCGTTGCGTATTATGGGCATCATGGATGACCCAGATAACAGCGACTTTACTGCGGCTGGTATCCCGTTAATCGTTCGTATTAACAACCACTTCAATGCGCCTACGGGTTCTATTGCGGCTGGTACTGTTTCCACGACAGGCGTATAAGGAGTTTAGAAAATGGCTATTTCTCGCGCACAACTAGCGAAAGAGCTAGAACCCGGACTAAACGCTCTGTTTGGAATGGAGTACGACCGCTACGAAAACCAACACGCGGAAATCTACACAACGGAATCATCGGACAGAGCGTTCGAGGAGGAAGTTATGTTGAGTGGATTTGGCGCTGCGCCTACTAAGGCGGAGGGTTCTAACGTATCGTTTGACGATGCTAACGAAGCATACACTGCTCGTTACAACCACGAAACTATCGCACTTGCGTTCTCTATCACAGAGGAAGCAATCGAAGACAATCTCTATGATCGTCTTGGTTCGCGGTATACTCGTGCGTTGGCTCGTTCAATGGCACACACTAAGCAAGTTAAGGCCGCTGCGGTTCTTAACAATGCATTTACCGCTGGCGCTAGTGCTGGTGGTGATGGGGTTGCTTTGTGCGATGCGTCTCACCCTCTAACGAACGGTGGCACATTTGCTAACGAGCCTTCGACAGCCGCTGATTTGAATGAGACATCTCTTGAAGATGCCTTGATCAACATCGCTGGTTTTGTTGATGAGCGTGGACTGAAGGTTGCTCTTCGGGGTTTGAAGCTTCTTATCCCACGTCAACTGCAGTTCGTTGCAGAGCGCCTGATGGTGTCTAACCTTCGCGTTGGCACTGCGGATAATGATACGAACGCCATCCGTTCGATGGGTATGTTGCCTAACGGTTTTGCCGTTAACGACTTCCTAACGGACCCAGATGCGTTCTTCATCATGACTGACGCTCCTCGTGGTATGATTCACTTTGAACGCACCGCTCTTTCCACCAACATGGAAGCAGACTTCGACACAGGTAACATGCGCTTCAAGGCGCGTGAGCGTTACAGCTTTGGGTTCTCAGACCCACGTTGTATCTTCGGTTCCCCCGGAGCGTAACCTGTGTTACTGTAGACGCAGGAAATCACACCCTCCCTGCTCAACTGAGGCGGTCTTCGGATCGCCTCTTTCTTTTTGTCAAAAGGTTGTGTATCCTTCTGTCATCCCTGACAGACGCAAGGTGCGTCTGACAATAGCCAAGACAGGAGATCATAATGGCTAATACAACTTTTTCGGGTCCGGTTCGTTCCGAGGGCGGATTCCAAGTCGTTTCTAAGAACGCTACTACGGGCGCAATTACTACTGTGGCAAGCACCGCGTCTACTGGTATTGTTACTAACAAGTATGTAAAGCACGTTGGTTATGCGACAGGTGTTACTGTAAACACCACCGCAGGCGATAGTCCGACCATTGGTGAGTTTACGCAACCAGCAAACACAATCATCACAAACATTAAAATCTTTTGTGATACTTCGCCCGTAATCGGCACAGGTGATATTGGTTATGAGGTTGGAACTTCTAGCTCTGGCGCACAAATTGTTGCGGCTATCGCAGATGAGATATTAGATGGTGGTACAACGGTTGTCATAGGTAACGTAACAACTACCACCTTGGTTGCTACTACTCAAAACGCAGCAACGGCTCCCGTATCGCCTCAATATACTTCTGCGGAACGTACAATCTACTGTAACATCACCAATACGGTTGACGCTACCACTGCGGGTTCGTTTACGTTCATCATTGAGTATGTGCAAATCGCATAAATAGGAGCGTGATATGGCAGATGCTGTAGCTACACAGACGCTTTTCGACGGAACTAAAAGGGTTGTTCAAAAGTTTACGAACATCTCAGATGGTTCCGGAGAATCGGCAGTTAAGAAGGTTGATGTTTCTGCACTGACTACGGGTTTGGACGGCAGTGCTTGTACTGGCGTTGTGATAGAACGAATCTGGTGGCAGTGCATCGGCATGAAAGTTCAAATTCTTTGGGATGCAACAACCGATGTTCTATGTATTGAGCTAGGCGAAAACCAAAGCGGCAATCATGAATACAGTGTATTTGGTGGTTTGACTAACAACTCCGGCTCTGGAAAGACCGGAGATGTGATGTTCACAACAGTTGGTCATACAAGTGCAGACACATACACCATCATACTTGATATGAGAAAAGAGTATGGCTAGTCGCTCGGATAAAATGCCGAAGCGCAATAAAAAGAATTTTCGTCCCACAAAGTCTGGGGCGGGAATGACCAAGGCTGGAGTTGCGGCGTACCGCAAAAAGAACCCGGGGTCTAAGCTAAAGACTGCGGTGACGGGTAAGGTCAAGAAGGGCAGCAAGGACGCCAAGCGCCGTAAGTCATTCTGCGCTCGTTCTGCAGGGCAGATGAAGAAGTTTCCAAAGGCGGCTAAGGACCCTAACAGTCGTTTGCGTCAAGCACGGAAAAGGTGGAAATGTTAAATGGCAATGTCTCGGTCACAGATGGAACAACAGGTTTCCAAGTCTCCTAGCAAAGAACCAAGGGGCCTTACCTACTACAAAAGAGGTGGTAGGGCTTCTCCTAAATCCAAGGGCAGTAAGATTTGCCCTGCAGGAAAAGCTTGGGCGAAGAGGACTTTTGACACGTATCCTTCGGCGTATGCAAACATGGCTGCATCGAAGTATTGCAAAGACCCTAATTACGCAAAAGGTGCGAAGGGCAAGAAGAAGAAGAAAACGTAATGGGTGCGTTAAAGAAATGGCGTGACCAGAAGTGGGTGAGGATAGGAACTGATGGTAAAATCAAGGGTCCATGCGGTACTTCGAAGGACAAGAAGAACCCTGACCGATGCCTTCCAGCGGCTAAAGCACGTTCTCTTTCTAAAAAAGATAGAGCGGCGACTGCAAGAAAAAAGAAAAAAGCTGGAGCAAAAGGAAAAACCGTTGTCAGTAACACTAAGAAAGCCAAAGTCAGAGGCTATACCCTTGGGGGACAAGTCAAAAGGCCCTACAACGGTGAGGTCAAAGAAGGCGAAGCGGTCGCGAAAGGCTGCGGACAAGTAATGGAATCTAGGCGCAAGAGCACCAAGGGCGCTGTTCGTCAGTTTTAAGGAGAAAGACAATGGCTAGTCGTATTGCAGGAAAAACAAAGGCAGACGCAGCGCGGAGAAAACGCATACGAGAGGCACGGTCTCCCGATGATTTTAAATCGGCGGAGGCGGACAAGAAACAAACAGCCGCAAACAGGGCTAAAACGTTAGCTGAAACGCGAAGGAACTATGCTTCTGCGGACTATGATAATGTTGACTTACGAACCAAAGGGCAAACAAATCCAACATATATGTCTTTAGATACTTCAGACTTGCCCGGAAAAACCACGCTTGGAAAGTCTAAAAATAGAGGTGGTAGTACATATAATTCTGGAGCAGTAAAGCCTGAAGACAGCAGTCCTCCTCCTTCAAGGCGGTCTAACAAGTCGGGCATTACGCCAGCACCTAACCCAGACAAGAACTTTGATGGTAAGGGTTTAACTAAGTCGTTGCGCCCTGTATTGCGAAAGTTCGGTGAGGGTGGAGATGTTGAAGCACCCAATGCAGGGATTAAAGCGTTGCGGAAACAAGCGGACGGCGGAAACAAAAATGCCAAGAAAGCCTTGCAAAACATAGGCTATAAAAACGGCGGCTGTGTTATGACTAAAACCAATCAATCACCGAAGTTGTATTAATCATGGCTACTTCTGGTTCCAGAGATTTCAACATTGATGTTGGGGAAATTATTGAGGAAGCGTATGAACGTTGTGGATTAGAGGTCCGCACTGGCTACGATGCTCGTACCGCTCGTAGGTCTTTGAACCTGATGTTTGCTGATTGGGCAAACCGTGGCATCAACATGTGGACCGTGGCGCAAGCTACTATAACTTTGACGCAAGGGCAGTCTGCTCAGACGCTAACGGCTGATGTTGTAGATGTTTTGGAGATTGTTCTTAGGCGTAACAACACAGACTTTGAGGTGGAACGGATTAGTCGGGGGGAGTACGCCACTCTTCCTAATAAAACTACGCAAGGCAGGCCAAGCCAGTTTTATTTTGACAGGCAGATTTTACCTGTCATAAACCTTTGGGCTGTTCCGGAAAACTCCACAGACCAGTTGGTTTATTATTATGTGCAAAGGATTGAGGACGCCGATGCATTGGTAAACACAACGGACATGCCGTTTCGTTTTTACCCCTGCATGGTGGCGGGGCTGGCGTATTATATCGCTATGAAAAGAGCGCCAGAACGGATACAACTCTTGAAGAGTGTGTATGAAGAAGAGTTCCAACGTGCGTCTGACGAAGACGAGGATCGTGTTCCTCTTAAACTTCAACCAAGCATGCAGTATCTAAGGGTGTGACATGGCCTATGCCTCAGACAAGAATGCGTATGGGATTTCGGATCGCTCCGGTTTTCGCTATCGACTGAGGGATATGCAGAAGGAGTGGACGGGGGCGCTTGTCGGCAAAGACGAGTTTGAGCCAAAGCACCCTCAGTTGTTTCCTCCCAAGGTTGGCCCTGACCCACAAGCGTTAAGGAACCCTAGACCGGAGGGCGATTTAGAGGCTCAAAGAAACATTCAATACGGGTTCAGGCCTGTTGGTTTTCAAGGAGACGAGGCTTTGACTCCTAATACATTGAAAGCTACAGGAGAGGTCGGAGAGGTTACGGTGGTTACGTCATGAGCTTTACATTTGCGCAGTTAAAAACAGCGTTGCAGGATTATACTGAGAACACTGAGACTTCTTTTGTGAACAATCTCTCCCTTTTTATACGGGCTGCAGAGGAACGAATTTTAAAGTCTGTTCAATTAAGTTTGTTTATTAAAAATGTTTCAGGCACAGCGACTAGTGGAAACAAGTTTCTTGCAGTGCCAAGTGATTTTTTAGCGCCATATTCTTTGAGTTTAAGAACCGTTACGGACCCAGCGACTAGTGGCAGTGATTACGGCTTTGTGGAGTTTAAAGATGTTAGCTTTGTTCAAACCTATACCCCTGACCCTGCTACAACAGGTGTGCCGAAATACTATGCTACGTTTGATGTCAGCAATTTTATTTTAGCTCCAACACCAAACGCTAACTACACGGCAGAGCTTCACTACCTATATCGTCCCGCAAGTCTGACCGCAGGGGCGGAAAGCGGGACAACATGGTTAAGTGAAAATGCAGAGTTAAGCCTCCTGTACGCTTCGTTGATAGAGGCGTATATCTTTATGAAAGGTGAGCAGGATGTTATGGCAATGTATGACAAGCGATATCAAGAGTCGTTGGTTGGTTTAAAGTTGTTGGGAGAGGCTAAAGAAACTACGCAGGACTATCGTGTTGGTCGGATTATAAGGCCTAAACAATGAGTTTTCTTGTTTCTATGGACCTGCCAAAAGAACCCATCGTCACTGTTCACACGACCAACAACCGTGGGCATACCCCTGAAGAGATTGCGGCTCGGTGTGTTGGTCGAATTGTTTCTATATCTGACAACGCGCATCCTGCTATACAGGCTCAGGCTCGTGAGTATAGGAGCGCGGTAGAAGCTGTCATGGTGCTTTTCATGAAAGAGGCTATTCAATCGGACAGAACTACGGTATGTAATGCAATAAAAGATGCGGGGCATCCCAGCCTTGCAGAGCTTATAAGGAGATTGTAAATGGCTATTAGTCAAGCAATGTGTACCTCTTTTAAAAAAGAGCTTTTAGAGGGCGTTCATAACTTCAAGAACAGCGGCGGCAATACTTTTAAGCTGGCCTTGTTTACAGAATCTGCGAGTTTAGGTGCTGCAACCACGGCGTATGCAAGCAGCGGAATAAATGAGGTTGCAAACGGCAATGGGTATTCTACAGGGGGCAATACTTTGACTCGTGTAGACCCAACAACCAGTGGTGTAACGGCGTTCACTGATTTTGCTAATACTACATTTAGCAACTCAACTCTCACGGCGAACGGTGCAATGATTTATAACGACTCAGCTTCGGGCGATCCGGCTGTAATTATTCTTGCTTTTGGCAGCAATAAATCTTCAAGCAG